CTATCTTTACCCAAACGTGGTTCATTACGCGAACCGGGCGGTACAGCCAGGAGAGCAGAATCATCGCCTCCTCCTTCGGGTCCTCCGGCATCACTTGCCGGCATTTCTTCGGGCCCCCCACCCAGTTCATCTCCCAAGTCGCCGCCGAGATCGCCGCCCAGGTCGCCGCCAAGATCTCCGCCCATATCTCCACCAAGACCTTCGGCGCCTTCAGCAGCAGCCTGTTCGGCCACTTGTTGAAGCGCGGCATCATGTTTGCGATCATAATACATTTCGCGCTGATTACGAATAAACTCTTCGTTAGACATGCCAAAGATGTTTTCAGTGACCCAGCGGCGGGAGAAATAACCTTCTGTGGCTGCTCCTGCGATGTCGAATTTAGATTTCCAAAATTCAATCTCTTGAAGTTCTGCAATCTTAGAAGGATTGTTGAGGGTTAAATTAAAACTTAGTAAGTCGTCACCTCTAAAGCCTAGGGTGTAAAGATGGATAATTCCCACTTTTGTTAATTCCGCGATAAGGACGCGCTGTAATCTTTGTATGGTGCGGGAGAACCGAATGTCTTTTTGCGCAAGAGTTGTTTTGTCTTCTTCTGCGCCCTCTCCCATTGTAAGATAAGATTGTGGGATCTTTAGTGCAGAGAAGAGCTTGTCGCGCAAATATTTGATATCGTCAATTGCTGTAATATTTTCGCCACCGGCAAGGTTAGTAATCTCTGTTGCAGAACCAGGGCGTACTGGAATAAAATAGTCTTCCTCGATGCTCATAGGATTATATCGCAAATCAACGCGGCCGGTGTCGGGATCAATAACCTGATGTCGTTTGAGTTGTGTTACGATCTTTTCCATATATTGTTCTACATCATTCGGTGGGATCGCACCGACATCAATCTTGAAGACGCGGCGTTCGGATGAACGGACTACTCGATAAGCCATCATTGCATCTTCCATCAATACAAGCTGGCGCCAGATGCGTCTTGCGGGCTCCAAGATAGAAGTACCATAGGGCGCATACTTATCATTTCCTAAAATGCGAAAATGACAGATTTGCCAATTCTCAAATGTGAGACCAGCAGAGTTCCATTGATATTGAATATAGTTGGGGTTGGTGGAATCTTTTCCTTCTAGCCTTTCAACTTCTTGAGAGGGAAGTGCGATTACCGATTGCACTCCATATTTTTCATCGATATCCAAATACAGAAAAAAGTCTCCGTATTTACACATTGTTCGAGCCCATCCAAATAAATTGTATTTTAAGTTTAGAATGCTATCAAATAACACATCTAAGACCGCCGTAATCTCCTCATTAGGACAATTGATATTTAACATCGGACGCAGTTCAGAATAGGTCGTCATTTCATCGGCATAGATATCCATAGTGGAGGCGATTTCTGGCATATATTCCATCTGATCAAAATCAACATAGCGCTCAGAGCGTCGTTGGTTTGAAATTGCATTTGTTGCCGTTATATCTAAAGGGTTATAAAGCGTCTTTTTGAACTGCTGGCCAGAGGCTGACCTAAAGCGGGAACTAAATTTGTCTAGGTGCTGCCTTCTAATGCGCCGTCCGGATTGCGAACGGTAATTAATAATTGGTCCGGAGAATAAACGTGTTAGCGCTTTAAATAAGCCGGATTGGGAATTTGCGGGGTTTCTGTCAGAGGATGCCATTTAATTTCTCACTTAATTATCCATTTATATTGTTCATATAATTTTTGAGCTTCAGACTTTTGCTCCAAAATACTATCTTTGGTGTAGCCTCGTTGTCCTTTGATTCGAGTATCCATTGTGGTCCTACTCGTTTTTATCGAACTTAAAAAAGCCTTATGGTAATTTAATTCTCTTGCATTGGACTGAAGTGCCGTATCTCGTACCCAACAAGCAATCGCTAGCGCCATGATTAGATCATCATTATAGCCTTTCATTGCTTGAGGTTTGCCATTTTTCCAAATAAAAGTTTTCATTTCATTAATTGTGCGCGAAGAATATATTGTAATTAGTTTATTTCTTATAAACTCTTCTAATTTTGCGACGATGAGGGGGCGTGTCTTTTGAGTCGTTGAAAAACCGGCGATTGCTCTGGTGCTACTTTCTGCTTGGTGTTGTTCAATATATTCGTGTGTAGACTTAATTGAATAATATACATTAGGATAGCCGTATTCTACCAGTTTGTCAAGTACTGTATAGCCAATATTATTATTTTCTACCACAATCATGGCATTTCCGAACTCTCGTCCCACTTGATTTAACATATTAGCATACAAATCGGGAGTTAGTTTTCCTTGATATTCTCCTATAATTTCCAAAGTCTCTAATTTGAGAATATGAAAGGTAGAGAAGTCGGCGCCGTCGCCGCGTGCCACGTCGACCACTATCAGATAATTACAGGTGGGATCGAACTCTTCCCAGATCCAAAAATTACGATCAAAACCAGTACGATGCTTGGGTTCTTTTACGTTTGTCAGAAGCCACTCCATGCACTGTGGATCTATAACTGTTTCGCCTGATGTATTGAAATTGCATTGAAGCTCTTGCGCAATCTGTCGATTGGACATGTTCCTAGTTTCTTTCGTGTACCATTGTTGATCTCTTTCCGGGTGCACATCCCACGGTAACACCGTCATATTAAAGTTATTTGTTCCAGCTTCGGCATCGATGCATGTTTTATGGAACCAGTTCCCCACTCCATTCGGCGTTGACAGTGCGATGCAGCGACCACCCGTCGAAAGTGTGGGATAGAGACCGGTCCAGAGTTCTTCAAGTCCTTCAATGTGTGCGGCCTCATCAAGCACTAACAGGGACAGAGCTTCAGAACGACCAGCGTCTCCGGAAGTAGAGGTGGCCTTAATAGAAGAGCCGTTGGACAATTCGAAGGAAGTGCGATTGTCGACACTAATTTGTGCAATTTTTAGCCATTCAGGTAAATTACGCATGATGCCTTTTACTTTTTTTACAAGGTTGCCTGCGGTGGCAAATTTCGTAGCCATAACCAAGATAGATTTATCGCGATGATATAACATCAGCCACACAATGTAGCCAGCAGTAATCGTTGAGATGCCTAGCTGCCGCGCTTTCAGAATAACATTAAAACGATGATCGTTAAAATTATGTAATAGGTCGTCTTGGAAATCATATGTATCAAATAAAATTAACCCATGCATTGGGTGGGAGATGCGGGCGTAAGTCTTAAGAAAGTAAGCGGGGTCTTTACCACATTTGAGGATTTCGTTGACTTGCTGTTTCTTGTCTAATTGAAAACTCATTCATCATCTACGATTTCTATTGTTTCTTCAAGATCTAAAGGGGGCTCAGGTACGTTGTCTTCTTCTGCTTCCTCACAATCGGAGCCAGTCTCGACGAGAGTTGCTCTCGCAACTTCTTCCATAATAATCTCTTTAAGTCGGGCGATAGAAATCTTCATTAGTCCTTCTTCCTTGTGTCATTGTCGGGGCGTGATCCCCCTTTGCCATTCCAGCCGCCTTGATTTAAGAAAGTTTCCCAATTTCGTTCCACGCCGGCGCGGGAGCCGGTATCATTATTCATCTCTTTGGTAAGACCGCCTACTTTATAATGTTTCTTTGCTTGAACCCAACTGCGTACTCGGGATGAATTCTGAACGAACACGTCGACTTCACCTTCTTCCGTGAGGGAAACAGCATTACCTGTAATCTTTTTATATTCTTTTTTAATCCAGCCGGCGATATCGGTGAGGCGCTGATCCATATCTGATTCGAAGCCTGCGGCATACACCTCTTTAAGCTGAATCTCAGATTGATAACTTAAACACATCATGTCTCCATAGAATTTGACGTTAAAGCCATCCATTACGCGCTGATCAATAAGAGCATCGCCTTCTTCTCGACGCAATATGCCGGGCTTATCCGGTTCATAGTCTTCTCCCAAAGAGCCATCGTATGCGTTTGCTGCAGCCTGGGCTAGGCCTTGTATGATTTCATAAATTGTTGCCATTCTTTTGTTCCTCTGAGTTTGGTCTCCAGCCTGAATTCCATCTTTCTTCTCTGTCTTCGACGTATTTAATGTAGCATGGGTGGCAACAATCAAATTTGAGAAGACATACGTCATCTTTAGCTTTTCTCGCGAGCGAGTGGCACACCGGACAACGTTGTAAAGAATCTCTATTAAATAGTTTCTTTGAAACCTTTATACCATTTACATCGATTTTCTCTTGAAAGCTTTCATTGCGTGCTGTTTTTTCATATAATGCGCGCATCTGTTCTAAGTATTCAGTTTCCTTATCTTCGTCCCAATTGGCGCGTGGGTTTTGAATGGTCTCATCTCCATATTTTTTAGCAATAGCTTGTTCAATTTGAGCTAGTTTATTTAAATCCTTATCACTCATTAAAAAGCCTATATGCTGTGTAAGTGCTCGCGATACCTACTGCAACTCCCCCAACGGCCCATACCCAATTATTGCGGGGCGACTGGCGTAAGAGGGATTTTCGCAATTGATCAATTTCGATATCTTTCTGTTGGATCAGAAGAGTGCTTTCTTCATTTAGTGCACTGTATTTGATTTCCCAATCTCGAATTACTAGGTCATAGGCTGCAGCTTCTACCGAAATTTCGTATTCGATGCGTGCTTTGCATGCAGCGTTAGCCGTTGTTTGGCGCGCCAGAATCTCTGCCAGGGCTGGCGGATCAAACAAGATCCCTTCGAATGGTGCGCACTGTTGTTCTCCAAGAAATGTGAACTGACCCACATTTTCGGCATGCGCAGGGCTGCCCAATATTAATAATAGATTAAGGAACATAATCAAACCCATACATTAACATAATCGTCTCAGATAGCCCTTCGGGATCTTGAGAAAACTGACGTCCGTATTCGGCGCGCTTACTGTTTCTCAAATCTTGCAACGCTTCTTGGCTACGCTCATAATCATTTTCAATTTGTTCTATGGCATCTTTATACGTCTGCAGCGACGTTTCTAATTCACTTAATTGTTGTTGATGAATCGCTTGAAGCCCAGTGATTTGTGCTTGAAGAGACTGTCGCGATGTCTCATAGGCGCTTTCAAGCTGCTTATAATCATAACGCATTTTTCCCATTATCACAAGTGAGAGAAGGGCGATTAATACGCCCTTCCAGTTTTGTATCAAAAATTGTAGTGCTAATTTTTGCAAGGTTACTTAAGCCCCTTTAATCTCTCAACAATGTCCACGGCGCCTTGAGTTCCAATAAACACAGTGCTAATAATAACCCAGTCGCCACTCGTAAGATATCCAGCAAATGCTAATGTGGATGCAGTCATCCACACCAGAAGCTTACGCGATGTAAGCTTCAAAAGCCATGTATCTAAAAACCCTTTGTGTTCAGCCATCAGCTAGCCCATAGGCAAGCGTGAGTCACTGCGCCACCAAGAGCCACAAGACCCATCAATAACCACCAGCTAGCGCGGCTGCTGCCGTCATGAACTTCGTTCCATACTGACCA